CCGACGCTGCGAAGGCGCTCCTGCTCCCGGCGCGCGGCGGCACCGACGCGGTCGGCGCGATGCGTGAGGCGTGCGCGGCGCTCTCGTCGAACGAGCGCGCGAAGGTCGACACGCTCATCGTGACGGACGGCTACTGGCAGGACCCGACGACGGAGCAGCTTCGCGCGCTTCGTCGCGGCGGCGGCACGTTCAAGGCGGTGCTCGTCGACGGAGCGGGCGAGCGTAAGGCGTGGCTCGACGGCGCGTGGACGATGGATTCGCAGGGAAAGATCGCGGTCGCCTGACCGCACCGGGGTTCGCGCCCCGCGTTGACGCCGTGAGGGTTCGCCTTGCGACGTCAACGCCGCGCGCGAGCGGCAAGGAGGACAGATGGACAATGAGCAAACGATCGACCCGGATCGAGCGCGAGAACTGTTTCTCGCGGCGGCGCATCCGACAGTCGAGAAGATCGCGCAGGCGATCGAGGGAACGCCGAAGGACGTGATGGTCGTCGTCGCCGCTGCGCTGATGAGCGTCTTCGTCGATCATCTCGTGAAGGATCACGAGTCGGTCGGCTTCACGAGTCGGCAGTCGGAGTCGACGATCCACGCGCTGACCTTGTTCGGACTCGAACTCGCACGAGAGATCGACGTCAACGTCGACGCAACTCGGCGCTCGTTCGACGGAAAGCTCCGCGTCGTTCGTTCCGACGAGAGCACAACGACAACCTTCGACCTCGGAGACGACGCATGAAGACGGACAAGAAAGACGTGCCCGACGTCGACGAGACTCGACGGCAGGCGCTCGACGTGCTCGCCGGTTGGACGCCGACAGTGCAACGCAGGGACATCTCGCCGACTGCACTCGTCGTCGCTGCGGCGGCGCAGCTTTACCTCGCCGCGAAGTACCTCGAAGAGGCGACCGAGGACACGGAGCAGTCGGCGCTCGAACAGCTGATCGACGTCGCTCGCTTCGGCGAACTTCTCGAACTCCTGACGACGTTCGGACGCACGCTCGGCGAGACGGTGCATCACGAGGCAGTCAAGGAAGCGGAGCGCGTGCGCTCCGACGTGGGGGTGAACTGATGCGACCGACATCGTTCCCTGCCGACGTTCGCAAAACGGCGAAGGAGAAGCGCCTCGCGATGGTGCGGATTCAATGGGACCAGAGGCACATCGGCGGCGAAGGCGTCGAGGTCGTCGGCCTCGCCCCGGCGTGGGTGATCGAGATGATCGAAGGACTGCTGCGCTCGTGGCGCGGCGTCGAACCGAAAGACAACGAGGTGAACTGATGGAGGCGAGCATGATTCGCGCGGCGCTCGACGCGCGCGGCTGGAAGAAGATTGCGATCAGCGCCGACACCGTGCTCGCCGTCCTCGACGGCGTCCACGTTGCGCTGCGCTTCGACGGCGAGATGATGTTCGACCCGGTCGACGAGAAGCACGTTCTCTGCACGTCGCTGATCGGAATGGTCGACGGCGTCGAGCGTGCGCGCGTCGAGCGTTGGCCGCTCGTCGATGGCGAGGAAGACAAGTTGCTGACCGAGGCCGCGCGTGCGGTCGAGGTCGCGGTGCGCGTCGGCGACGACGCGAAAGGAGACGAGGATGAGTGACGAGGTTCTGAGCATCGACGAGGCGGCGGAGTTCGCGCGCCTCTCGAAGAGGATGCTTCTGCGAGCGATCGAACGCGGACAACTGAAGGCGGCGATGCCGAGTCGCGCGAACGGTTATCGGCTCCTGAAGTCGAACGTGATTGCGTGGATCGATAACGGGTGTCCCGGCTGCGAGCCGGACGCCGACGACGTCGAGGCGGCGCGCAAGCGACTCGGCTCGATGAAGAAGGACGGTGACGAATGAGGATCGAAGACGTGGAGATCGGGGCGTCGGAGGCAGCGTGCGCGCTCGGCCTCAGCCCCTACAAGACACCGGCTGGCCTATACGCCGAGAAGCTCCGGCTCGTCGAGCGCGACGGAGGAAGCGAGGCGACGTTCCTCGGAACGCACGTCGAGCACGCCATCGCCGATGCCTTCGGCGCGCGAAACGACGTTCGCCCTCGTCGCTGGCCTACGGTGCGCGGCGCGCTGCGTCCGTGGTTGCGCGTCTCGCCCGATCGCATCCTGCTCTCGGAGGACGTCTCGCCGTCGTTCCGTCGAGAGCATGGACTCGATCCCGGCGAAGCGGTCGTCGTCGAGATCAAGACAACCGGCCTCGCCTCGTTCCGTCCGCGCACGAAGCTCGACGCGGAGTGGGGCGAGCCGGGTTCGTCGTCGATCCCGATTCAGTATTTCGTGCAGGTGCAGCTTCAGCTTGCCGCGATGCACGCCGTTCTCGTCGAGCAGGGCAAGGGGTTCGTCACGCGAGCGATCGTGCCCGCGCTGATCCCCGGTCGCGGCCTCGTCGAGTTCGTCGTGCGCTCCGACGCGGAGGCGCAAGCGCGCATCCTCGACGGACTCGACCGCTTCGTGCGAGATCATCTCGTGCCCGAGGTCGCGCCGGAGCCGTCGACGGCGGACGACTGGCGAGCCTACGCGGAGCAGGCGCGACGACCGCAGACGTCGAAGGAGATCGTGCGCGTCGACGACGGCGACCCGCTGTCGTTGCTGCTCGCGGACTACGTCGCCACCGACGCCTTTCTGAAGGACGCCGAGGCGAACAAGGAGCGGCTGCGCGCGAAGGTGATCGAGGCGATCGGCGAGCGGTACGGGATCGAATCGCCGGCCGCGCGAGCGACGTACTCGGCAGGCAAGACCGCGCCGAAGATGTCCGCGTCAGGGTTCGCCGAAGAGGTGCTCGCGCTCGCGCGCACCGAGGTCACGTCAGACAAGAGTGAGCGGGCGAAGTTTGCCCGTTTGATCCTCGACGCTGCGGAACGAAACACCCGCAGCGTCGTCACCGGGCGCGCGTTGCGCGTCGTCACGAAGGAGAGTGAGTGATGAACGAAGAGGGCAAGGAAGTCGCCGCGATCGCCAAGCGCGAAGCGGTGCCGACGTATCTCGTCGAGGCAGCGAAGGACATCGGAGAGGACAAGATGCGGCTCTTACGCGACACCGTCGCGCGCGGGTTGACGCTCCCCGAGTTCGGTCTGTTCGTCGAGGTCTGCAAACGAACAGGACTCGATCCGTTCGCCAAGCAGGTCTACGCCGTGAAGCGGTACGACAGCCGCGAAGGGCGCGACGTCATGACCATTCAGCTTGGCATCGACGGCTTCCGTTCCATCGCGGAGCGGACGGGCAAGTACGCCGGGCAGCGCGGTCCGTTCTGGTGTGGCGACGATGGCAAGTGGGTGGACGTGTGGCTGTCGTCCTCGCCTCCGCGCGCGGCGAAGGTCGAGGTCGTGCGGCGCGACTTCGTCGAGCCGCTCGTCGGCATCGCGCTCTGGTCGGAGTACTGCCAGACGAAGCGCGACGGCTCGCCGATGGGCCTCTGGGGCAAGCTCCCGTCTGTGATGATTGCGAAGTGCGCCGAGTCGATCGCGCTTCGTCGAGCGTTCCCGCAGGAACTCTCCGGGTTGTACACGAGCGACGAGATGGCGCAGGCAGACGGCGAGCGCACGTCGCACGCACCGACGCCCGCGCCGCTCGCGATGCGCGACGTGAACCCCGACAGGTTCATGCCGCTCGTCGAGGGAGAGCCGGAGCCGCCGCCGTCAACGACGCGCACGGCGACGATTCTCCCGCCGCCTTACCTCGCGGAACCAGAGACGATCTCGACGCTCGCCGAGGTCGATGCCGCAGCCGTCGCCGCTGACGACGTCGCACCGAAGCCCGCCGATGACGTCGCGCTTCTGCGCGCCGCGCTCGTCGAGATGCGCGACGCCGTCGACGTGCCGTCAATGTCGGCGGTCGTCGCGAAGTGGAAGGGCAAGCTCGTCGACGATCTCGCCCTGCGGATGTTCGGACGCAGCCGCTACAACGAGCAGCGGAAGGCGAAGCCCGACGCAGGGATGAACGAGAACGAGAAGCGCGCGCTCGCAAAGGCGACGTCGTTGCTCGCGTGAAAGGTGAGGCCCGCTCGGTCAGGGGAAACCGGGCGGGCCTCTTGACGCACAAGACGACAACGAGTGCGACGGCGCGAACGTAGCGTCGTCGCCGAGAAACACAAGGAGAGAGAGACATGGCTGGACTGAACAAGGTGATGGTGATCGGCAACCTCGGCAAGGACCCGGAGCTGAAGAGCAACGGCAAGGGCTCATGGTGCGACTTGAATGTCGCCGTCAACGAACGCCGCAAGGTCGGCGAGACGTGGGAGGACAAGGTCGAGTGGGTGTCCGTGCGTGTACTCGGTCGCGCGGCGGAGAACTGCGGCAAGTACTTGAAGAAGGGACGCAGCGTCTACTGCGAGGGTCGTCTCGAAACGTCGTCGTGGACCGACGAGAAGACGAAGGAGAAGAAGTACATGACGCGCGTCGTGTGCTTCGACGTCCAGTTCCTCGCCGATGGCAAGGGCAACGGCGGCGGCGGCGGCGGTGACGCACCGTCGAACGCGCCCGTTCCGGCGGCGCAGGCCGACGACGACGATCTGCCCTTCTGAACAACAACGACGAGGACGCGATGCCCTGCACTCTTTTCTTCGGCGAGGAGCGCCGGGCGCGCGTCCTCGTCACTCTCGAAGACGGCACGACACTGAAGCTCGAAGGCGTCGTCGCCGTCGACGTGCTCGACGAAGGCGAGCGTCGACGAACGACGATCGCTCCGGTGAAGCAGAACAAGAAGGCCGCGCGCACCTACGGGAGCGAGGCGGCGGTGACGGACGACGAAGCGAAGGAACTGCTGCGCGGCTCCTTCGACGGACGCGCTCTCGGGCGCGACGAGCGCGAGCGACTGATGCACGTCCTGACCCATCTTCGGCGGCGGTGCTTCAAGGCATCGGCGGCGGTGTGGGTCGTCGGCGACATCTCGATTGTCGGCTCCGCGCTGACCGCTGGCGTGAAGCCAAGCGATCTCGGCAAGGCGATCGTCGCCGCCGCGCGTGACGCGTGGTGGAAGTCGCGCGGTGACCTGTCCTTCCAGACGCTCGTCAAGCACGTCGGTTCGCTGGCCGCGCGATACGAGCAGACGAAGGACGGCAAGCACGCGCTCGTTGCGATGCTCGTCGACGTCGGACGCGTCGACCCGATCGCGCGCGCGCAGATCGAGGAGCGGTTGTCGACGATGACCGACGCCGAGGCAACGGAACTCGTCGCAACGTGGCGACGAAAGATCGAACTCACGAACAGGGAGAAGACCGATGGATGACAACGACGACAAGCTGGAGTCGATGTTGCTCGCGGAGCGCGTGATCGGATGCGCTATGCGCGACGTGGCGATGCTGGAACGACTCGTTCGCGCCGGTGTCTCGGCGCACGAGTTCGAGAATGAGAAACACCGCGCGCTCTGGACGGCGGCGCTTGCCTGCTTCGAGCGGTACGGCGCAGCCGACAGCGCCATCGTCGCCGATCATCTGCAACGCTCGTCGGGGTGGAAGGCCGACGACGCGAAGACGTGGATCGGCGAGGCGATGCGCTCGTCGTGGGCGAGCGTCGACGACGAGACGCTTGGCGCGTACGCCGACCGCCTCCGTCACGGCGCTGCGATGCGTCGGATGCGGAAGCTCGCGGAGCGCATCGAACGCCTTGCTGGCGATGGCGAGGAAGCCCCGGCGATCGCAGCCGAAGTCGAGGTCGAGCTTCAGTCGATCGTCGCCGGGTCCGCCCCGCGTCGAGCGCACGACGCGGAGAGCCTCGCGCGCGAGTACGCGACGGAGCTTTCCCGCGACGAGGAAGTCGTCGAGCGGATCTCGACCGGCCTCGGCGTCGTCGATCAGGCGATGCGCGGCGGCGCTCGTCGAGGCGCGGTGCTGCTCGTCGGTGCCGACACCGGCGTCGGCAAGACGACGTTCGGCACGCACATCGCGCTGACGATGGCGCGCGCCGGAGTCCCGCTCGTGTTCTTCACCTTCGAGACGAAAGCCGCGCGCATCTTCTCCGGCCTCGTCGAGATGCACGCGCGACGACGGACGGATCGCAGCAACCGCGCCGCCGTCTCCGCGCTCCTGCACTCGGCGAACGAGGTCAGCGGCTTGCCGGTGTGGGTCGACGACAGCGAGTCGATGACCGTCGAGGAACTCGCGTCGAAGGTCCACGGGCACGTCAAGCGGAACGGCGTGCGCGTCGTGTTCGTCGACTACGTTCAAGACCTCGAACGCTCGACGCGACACGCGCGCGACGACCTGAACTTCGCGCACATCTCGAAGGTGCTCCGCCGGATGGCCGCTCGGTACAACGTCCTCGTCGTCGGCTTCGCGCAGCTTGCCGACACGCGAGAGGCGCAGCTGAAGGCGAAGAACTACGCCGGCCCGACAGAAGCGGACATCGCGTACACGCGGCAGTTCGCAAAAGACGCTTCGTACATCGTGCTGCTCGACCGCATGAAGCTCGCCGACGATCCGTCGCTGCGGAACCTGACGCGCGTGCGCCTCGTGAAGAATCGCGCGGAGTCGACGCTGACGACAGGATGGATGCGGTACGACCCGGCGACGACGACGCTGTCGCCGGCCGACGAGCGCGGGCGCGACAACGTGTCGGTGACGGTCGACGACGACCCGTTCGGGGTGTGACGTGGATTCAATATGGATCGGACGCGAGTCGTACGACGACGACGCGAAGGCGTGGCTAGCGAGGTCTGGCCACTATCTCGACAATCCACCACCGGGCTGCTTGTACGCTGTCGCTGTGAGGGGGGGGACGCCGGACCTGTTCGGTGGTGTCATGGCAACTGGGCCGCGTCTCGGACTGTGCCTCGTTGGTCGTCCCATCGCACGGATGCTGCCGCAGGACGGCAGCGTGGGCGAGATCACGCGGATGGTACTACTGCCCGGCCTGCCGCACGGGACGGCGTCGCGGGTGCTGCGTGTCGCTGCGGACTACGGGCGCGCGCGCGGGATGGCGGCGCTCATCTCGTATCACGACCGCACGCGACACACTGGCTGCATCTACCGCAAAGCGGGCTTCAAGCGCGACGGCGTGACAGGCGCTGCGACTGGCAAGGGATGGGGCACCCGCAACGGACGGACATCGGCGGCGTATGAGGCAACGCCGAAGAGAAGGTGGCGGTTGACGCTGTAGGGACAACGCCCGCGAAGAAAGAGTGCGGGCACTGCGAGGCACAACGTGGACGCTGACGAACGACGACGACTGACCGAGGAGTGCCGCGCGATCATCGAGGCGCGAGTGCGCGAGCCGGGCGAGGACGACGACCGCGACGACGGGGACTTGATCCCCCTTGGCAAGGCGCTCGCCGCGATCCGTCTCGGCCTCGCGCCGCGCGTCGAGATCGAGCCACCGACACGCGTGCCGCCAGAGTGGCTGACGATGTGCCTCGACGGAGCCGCCGCGCTGCTCGACGGAGCACGCGAGCGATACCGCGCCGCTCCGTGGGCGGCGACGGAAGACGACATCGAGTGGGGACGCCTGCTCGCGCAACACGTCGACGAGCTTCGCGCGTTGCTCGACGACTACGAGGAGGGACGATGATGCAAGAGGACTTGTTCGCAAGGATTCCAACCGTTCACGAGAAGGTCCACGCTCGCGTCAACGATGCGCGAACGGTTGCGACCGAGGAGCAGACGCAGGTGTTGAACGCGCTCGTGCTCGCGCACGGCAAGCTGACGCAGCGCAATCTCGTCGACGCGTGCCCCGGCATCGGCGCTCACCGCCGCGAGGTCGACGCCGGAATCGTTTCGCCAACGTCGTTGGAGACGACGCTGCGTCGCGTGAGGCAGATCGTGCGCGACCTTCGCGTCGAACTTCGCGTGCCGATCCTCTCCGACCCATCCGGCTACTGGCTCCCACGTACCGAGGACGAGGTTGCCGAGTACGTCGACCGAGTCGAGAAGCAAGCAAGGGCGACTGCGCGAGCGTGGTTCGAGACGCTGCGATCGCTCGACGGGTTCCTGAACGACGGGCGACAGCGTGCTCTGTTCGACGTCATCGCCGCGCTCGGGGGTGAGCCGTGACCTTCCTCGCCGTGATGGACCCACCGTGGGATCGAGAGCGTGGCGGCGGAGGACGTGGCGCGGAGAACCACTACCCACTCGCCGGACCGAAGGAGATCGCGCGTGCCGTCAAGGACAGCGGCGCGTGGGTCGACGTTGGCCCGGCGCTCGTGTGGGTGTGGACGACGTCGGCGGCGATGATGCGCGGGGACTTCGCCGCGCTCGTCGACGGCCTCGGCGTTCGCTCGTGCGCCGGCTTCGTCTGGGCGAAGGTCGACGTCGTCGACGCCTACCGCGAGAAGACGCCGTGGTCGGCGAGCGAGCCGCTGTTCTCCGCTCCGGCGAAGCCCGGCCTCGGTCAGTGGACGCGCTGCGAACACGAGCACTTGATCGTCTGCCGGCGAGGTAACGTGTCGGTACCGCCGCCGGTGCGCCGTCAACGGTCGATGATCTACGCGCCGCGCGGTCCGCACTCGCGCAAGCCCGACGCGGCGTGGTCGATCATCGAGGAGACGTCGGCGCATCTTGCGACGACGGGTGTCGAGTTCTTCGCGCGGGAGCGTCGACGTTCGAGCCTGATCAAGTGGAGCGCGTGGGGCAGGGTCGACGGCGAGTCGATGCCGGTGCGCCATGTAACGGAGGAAGCGTGACGACAGACGACGCGCTCGACGAGGCGAGCGAACTGCGCCGACTCCTCGTCGGGCAGATCAAGAGGAACGACGAACTCACGAGAGAGAACGCGACGCTGCGGTCGATGATCGCCGCCACCGTGTTCGATCTCGACAAGGCGGGGCGCGTTGCCTCGTCGACGGAGAACGCGCTGCGAGTCGCGGCGCAGAAGGAGGGCAAGTGAGCTACTGGACCGAGAGGGTTAGGAAGAAGCTCGACGAAGTCGACGCCGCCGTCGCGGCGGTGCGTGCGTCGGTCAACGACACGATCGCCGGAGCGGAGGGCGAGGCGACGCACTGGTCGACGGAGGCCGCGCGCCTACGTGCCGACAACGAGAAGCTCCGCGCGCGCATCGCGTCGTTGCTCGACGTGCTTCGCGCCGCGCGACCGGAGATCGAGGTCGATGTTGCGACCGCGCGCGAGGAGGGTCGTACGTTCCACGAGAAGCAGATCGGCGGCGTTCTCACGCGCATCGACGATGCGCTCCGAGGTGAGTCGTGAGACAGTCAATCGATCTCCCGGCGGTGTTCGTCCACGTCGCGCGCAAGCAGTACGCGGCGAAGCCGATGGTGCTCGCCGTCGATCCCGGCAGGAAATGCGGCGTCGCCGTCCTCGACACGGAGCGAGGAAGGTGCTTCTCATCGACGTCGTCGCTCGTCGACGTCACAACGTGCATCGCCGATCTGCTCGACGAGGCGTATGCGCACTCCGCGTTCGCCCCGCGCGTCGTCCATGCCTTCGCGCGCGAGGCACCCTACTCGACGAGCAACGCGGCGCTCGCCGCCGGGCGCGCAAACGCGGGCGCGCTCTGGTCCCTCGGCTATGCCGCCGGATGGGTCGACGCGGCGGCAACGAGATGGATCAGGAACGCGGCGAAGTGGGACCCGCAGCCGGTGACATGGCGCAGCGTCATCGGTCTGAACTCTGGCGAGCGAGGACGCGACGCGGTGAACGAGCGCGTGCTCGCGTGGGCGGAGGCGACGACAAAGAAGGAACTGCGCTCGAAGCGAGGAGCGAAACTGTACGACGAGGCGAACGCAGTCGCGCTTGCCTATGCGACCGCATCGGTGTTCGACGCTGCACGGAGGACGGAGTGAATCTCGACGACTACCAGACGAAGGCGGCACGCACGGCGAGCCGCGACAGCGACCCGCAGATGGCGCTTGCCGTCCTCGGCCTTGGCCTCACCGGCGAGGCGGGAGAGGCGGCGGACCTGATCAAGAAGCACGTCGGGCACGGGCACCCGCTCGACGTTGCGAAGTTGGAAAAGGAACTTGGCGACGTGCTCTGGTACGTCGCGGTTGCGGCGTGGCAGCTTGGCATCCCGCTCTCGCACGTCGCGGCGAAGAACATCGAGAAACTCTGGCAACGCTACCCGCAGGGCTTCTCGTCGGCGGCATCAATGGCGCGAGCACATGACACGGAGGGAACATGATCGACCGACCCTGCACCTACTGCGGAGCGAAGGCCGGGAACTCGTGTTCCGGCTACGGCCTCGCCAACGGAGACGTTCACGATGCGCGACGCAACGGATCGACGAAGGCGAGCGACGTTGTCGAACTTGGGCGCGCGCGGGCGCTGCTCGGGTGTTCCTCGTCGATGTCGCTGCTCGACGGCGTGCGCGTGGCGAAGGCGACGCTGACGGAGCAGATGAAGGAGATCGATGAGCTTCGTCGCGTCGTCGACGACCTCTCGCTCCGACTCGAAGCGGAGAGAATCGGGAAGGGTCGTGAATGAGCGGGCATCGGTTCATGTCGCGCGACGCGATCGAGTCTCGACAGCAACACGTCCGGCGCATCCTCGAACGCGAGCCGGACCTTCCGACGAACGCAGTTCGAGAGCGAACGCGCGCGTCGTCGGACGTTGTGCGTCGAATCCGCGCGGAGGTAAAAGCCCTCCGATGTCTGATGACCTGACGCCGCAACGACACAAGGTCAACGAGACGTGGCCGCACGCGTGGCCCTCGACGGGATGCCCGACCGATGGATTCATGCGTGCGTGCCTCGCTCTCGTCGGCGTCGAGACAAGAGGCCGTGAGATGAAGCGCGCCGATCTCCTCCGGCTCTGCCGGGAGAACGGACTTGACTTCGCCGACCGCGCCGTTGTCGACGATCGAAACGCGACCACGCGTTGACGTAGTCCAGCCTCCGTGTGCAGCCTTGCCGCTCACCCCACGGAGGCAGGCTATGGGTTTCAGCATCGTCGGCGCGCCCGCGCGCGTCGTTTCTTTCAGCGGCAAGGAACAGGCGATTCGCAAGGCGAACGATGAAGGCGCGGCACTCCCGCCGCGCGTCGTCTCGTTCGTGCTCTCGCTCTCGATGGACGCCGCCGGCCACGAGATCGAACTCGCCGCCCTGTTCCCCGGCATCGACTTCTTGATCCGCGCGATGGCCGGAGACGAGAACGCCATCGCGCAGGACTGCAAGCGGCACCGCGCCCTCGGCGACGTGACGGTGAAGCTCACCGCCGCCGATGGCAGCGAGGTGCTCTCCGTCGTTGCGAAGACGAAGGGCAAGCCCGTCGCCCGCATCGCCGCTCGCGGCGAGCGCGTCGAGGTCCCGATCGCCGTCGAGTGCTCGCTGACCGACGAGCAATTTCTAGTCGTCGCGCGGCACTACCTCGGAGCCGACGTCGTCGCGTCCATCGCAACGACGCAGCTTGACATCGGCGACGTGATCGACTCCGCCGCCGTCTCGTACGACGAGGACGAGGAACCGACCGCTCCGGCGAAGAAAACCGTGCGTCGCAAGGGCAAGGTCGCCGTCTCGCTCGCGCCCGTCGAGGACGAGTCAAACTGATGCCGCGCGCGTCGAGGAAGACGGCCGCGAAGGCGAAGCCGGAGTCGTCGTTGCAAGACGAGATCGACGCGCTGAAGCTGCGGATGCAGGCGATGGAGCAGCGGTTCGACAACATCGGGTCGACGCCGCTGTTCCTCGCCGATGATCAAGCCCTGCTGCGCGACGCGAGGAACGCGGCGGGCTGGTCGATGCGCGCCGTCGCCGAGGCGCTCGGCGTCTCGTCAAACCTCGTCATGTGGTGGGAGCAAGGAAAGATGCGGATGCCTGCGTGGCGCGCGCGAACCGTCGTGCGGATGTTCAGACGTAGCGGCGCGACTCCTCCGGCGTGGCCGTCGCTCGGCGTCGTGCGCGACGATGACGAGGACGAGGACGAAGCGACCTGAAAAGAAACGACGCCCTTGCGGGCGTCGTCCCTTGCGCTTCTTTTCCTGTCGGGAGGGCAGGACCGACAGAACCGTTGGCGCGACGCCGTCGAAGTGTCAACGCATGAGACTTCGGTTCACGCGCACCGGGCAGAAGAACAAGTCGGTGTTGATGCCGTTGTGCGAGAACATGACGTGCCCTTGCTTCGTCGCGTCCGTCGTCGAGTGATCGTTGAAGACGTCGGACGGGAACGGACCGAGGACCGACGTTCCATTCTCGGTCGCGCTGCCGGGGATCGTCGCGGTCATGATCGTCCGCTCCGCGCCGTAGCGATCGGCGAAGAAAGTCACGACGCGCGCGGCCGCGTTCGTGTTGCGGCACACGAGCAAGATCGCGTCGGTGTTGTCGAACGAGTTGCCGGCGGCGGTGCCTTGCTGCTCGTCGTAGGTCGGGCCTGCTGGCGACGAACCGGGGCCGACGTTGACGAGTGTGACGGTTCCTGCGGGCATGGATCAGACCTCCTTCGAGAGTGAAGCGATGACGACGGCGTCGCTCGTCGGCGCGGCCGGGACGGGCGGGAGTTCCTCCGGCGCGGGCGTCGGATCGGGCACGAGCGCGAGAAGCTCGCGCGCGATGTCGTCGCCATCGTCCGCGTCGACGCCGTGAATCTCGACGACGTCGCCGTGATCGCCAGCGACGGCGAGTCGGGCGACTGGCAGCTTCAGGTCGTACACGAACGGCGCGGTGTACGCGCGCGGCTGAAGCTCGCCGTCGACGTGAACGAGCAGATCGCGCACAAAGCGGAAGCGAACAAGTGCCGGCATGGTTCAGTCCTTCCCGACGACGGTGATTGTCGGAGCGAGGCGAGCGGGGAAGCGCGGGTCGGCGTGCAACGTGCGCGCGAACGACTGCACGAGGCGCGTCTCTGACGGGCGGAGGCTGCGACCGAGTTCGTTCTCGACGGCGCGGAGAACCTCGACGAGCTTGTCATCCAGCGTCGTCGGAGTCTTTGACGCGAACTCGCCGACCACGATCACCGCCGCCTTCGTCGCCGCGAGCAAACGTCGCCGCTGGTTCTCGTCGATCTTCTGCACGACGGGCGGGAGCGCGAACGGCGCGATCATCACGAGCAGCGGAACCAGAAACCCGAACGCCTTCGCGGCGGCGTCGAGGGCGACAGGCAGAAACGACGACGGCATGGAAACCTCCGGCGTCAGCGTAGCCGCGTCACGACGGCTGCGGAAGATGCGCGCGCCACGCACGCCAGCCGTTCATCTGAACGTGAAACGGGTCCCATCCGAACTCGCTGCCGACGCGACCATCCGCCCACGCGCCGACGTTGACGCCGCCCCATTCGAGGCCGTGCTTCTTGATCAACTCTCCGAAGGTGCGGACGACGTGCGCGACGCCGGGGCGCGCGAGGACGAGTCCGCCCGCCGTTGGGTTGTAGCCGGTATCCCAGTTCGCGCCGCCGCCGCCGACGCCGATGGGTCGATCGCCGATCCCCTTCCACTCGGGCGACTTCGGATCGAGCACGACGTCCATCGCAAGGCCCCACGGGTGCGGACCGTTCGGGCCTGCCGCCTTCGAGTAGCCCTTTGCGTGAAGCCACGCCTGACGTTCCAGCGGGCGCAGCGTCTCGAAGACCATCATCGGCAAGTGGTCCTCTGCGATCGACGCGATGAGCGCCTTCGCCTTCGCTCGGAAGGGTTCGTTCAGGCGCTCGACGTCGTTGACAATGGCGGGAATCTTCGGTGGCGGCATCACTTCGCTCCGAGCACTCGATCGACGCGTGAGGTCAAGTCGTCGAAGCGGCGATCGAGGTCGCCTCGAAGATCGACGAGCATGGCACGGATTCCGTCGACCGCGTCCCTGTTCGCCTTCTGCGCGTCGAGTCGAGCGACGTCCGCGTGCAGCCCGGTTCTATCCTGCGACGAGCGACCGAGTTCGACCTGCACGGCGGCGAGGCTCGCCGTCTGCGCCTGCATCGACGACGACAACGCCGAGAGCGCGGCGCTCGTTGCCGCCGTCGACGTCGTGAGTTCGGCGAGCTTCGTTGCCTGCGATGACACCTGCGAGGCGAGCGCGTCGACGACCTTCGCCTGCGCGTCGCTGCGTCCCTTGCCCCGCGCGTCGGCGACGAGCCACGCGATGAGAGAGCCGACGATGGACGTGCCGAGGGCGATGTACGGGAGCGCGTCGTTCATGGGCGTGCTTCCTATCTCACGAGACGTAGGCCGTCTGCGGGCTGTCGGCGGATCGGTTTCCCATCCTGTCACAGTGGACGACCTTGACGTAGTAGGTCGTTCCCACCGTCATGCCGGTGACGATCGCGTTCGTTCCGCGAACGACGACGGCAAGCGTCGACGACGAAGGAGTGAACCCGTTCGTCGTGCTCTGGTGAACTTCCGTTTCGAGGTAGTTCCGATTCAGGTCGCCGCCGGGCACCGACCACGAGACACGAACGGTGCGGATCGCGTTCAGCGCTCCGAGGTTCTGCACGGTCGGAGCAAGTGCGCTCGCGGGCGGCGAGAGTCCTCGACCGGGCACCGCGCCCGTCTGCGAGATGATGTCGTCATACCGATCGACGCGAGCAACCGCTCCAACGTACGAGGCGTCATCCGTCACCTTGCGAAGCGTCATTGTGGTTCGAGACGACGATCGAGAGATCGAGTGCGACACAGAAACGCACGCGCCGGAAACCAAACGCCCAAAGAACGAAGCGATCTGATAGCCGGAAACAAGTTCTTCCTCAGTCAGACTGATCTTGTCTTGCGACTGCGCGCGTCGATCGAAAAGCGTTTCAACTTCGCACTCAGCGATCGGAACCGAGAGGTCACGCAGAGCGGTGTCGGCCATCGACTGCGCCTCTGTCGATCGATTGATCAGCGAGTCGCTCGCTACGCGCACGCGAGCGAACCGTCTTCCGTAGGTCCGAATCGACGTCTTGTCGACCGCACTGACGACGTAGATCTTTCGATTCGCTCGCGGGTCCTTGTTCGCGTTGTCCGTGTACTCGACGACCCAAGTGTTTCGAGTGTCGTCGACCTTCGTCGAGAGACGCTGAATCGAAAGCACTCCGAGAGGAGAGAAGCCGAAATCACCCCTAAACACCGACGACGATGACGCCGGATTGAACATCGCAAGTCGGAACTGTTGGCGTAGGTCGTCCCATCGGAAACGAACTCGCCATCCGATCTGCGTTGCGATCTCGTCGAGAGACTGAAGCACGTTCTTCGACGCAGGCTCGTTCCACTGGTAGACGGTCCACGCCGACGAGATAGGAGTCCAGAGCGTCGGCTTTCCTCCTGCGTACGATCGCGCCTCGATTCCTCGAATCTGCCCGACGTTGTTCTCCGTCGCCCACGCCGCAGTCGAGACGCGCGTGAGAGTGATCGTCGTCGACGTGACCGACGTAATGGTGTCGACGGTCCCAGTCGGCGTGTTGAAGTTCGTCGTCCCGGATACGACGAGCGTGTCGCCTACATTGAAGTGATGCGGCTTGCCGCGTCCGTTTACATCGGTCGAAACGGCTGTCGTCGAGAGAAGCGTGAGGACGATCGGAGAACCAAGCGCGGCCGTCGACGCAACGAGTAGGTCGTAACGAGCGGGATCGTTGTCGTCGATGATCTGCTGAAGCTGACCTTCGATCGCGCTTCCTCCGACGCTGCCGTAGCTTCTGTCCGTCCCGTCCTTGTTCGGTTCGATGAAGACGTCCATGAGCGCGACGCCAAGATCGCCGATTGTGACCTCGACGAAGTCGTCGCTCACGTCGACGGCTCGAATGAATCCGTCGAACATGACTTCCCAATACGGCCCGGCGTCATCGCTAGACATGCCGAACGGGACGATCGCCGTTTCAATTCTCACCGCGCGCATCGATCGAAGAAGATGCTCTCCAGTCGTCGAGTCGACGAACGGATTGTCCTTGAACGTCGACGTCACCGAGAATGGGCTTGCGTTGTAGAGATAGAAGTTTCTGAAGAGGCGCGCCCTCGCCGTCGAGATGAAGTCGTCGACGCTATCACTCCACGAGACGGACTCGACGAAGTCGTTGTCGTCGATCTTCGTCAGGTTGATCCAGTCAATGTCTGTCTTCGAGAGGAAGTCGAATGAGTACGTCGGCGAGGTGGCGGCAGGATCGACGATCGGAGTCTTCACGAGAACGCGGGTGTATGTCGCCCACTGTCTGCGATCGCTGTCTTCAGCAACTGAAGTTCCGTCTCGCTTGATCTGAAAGTCGCGCACTCCATCGGAGTAGAGTTTGCGAAACCACGCGACGTCAGGAGGAAACTTTGTGATGATTAGATCGTCAATCGCTCCGGCGTAGAAGTTGCCATACGTCCCTACGGCTGTTCCCTGCTCTCTCGAAGCCCCAACGATCCACCTAGACGACGATCCGCCGGTCGGCCACGGACGGTTCTTTGCGCGCGCGACGTTCACGCCGTTGTGAAAGAAGTCGATCTGCATCTGCCCAATGTTGTCTGGATCAGGTTGCATCCTCACGCCGACGTGCGACCAGACTCCAACGACGAGTCGACCCGATCCGCTGCCATTGTTTCGACTCGTCCCGACATCGTGTTCCCAGTTCATGCGGAACGAGCCGTCAGTGATCGCCTGAAGATTCATCTGGACGTTGGTCACCTCAGTCTCCGGCGACGACCACTCACCGAGTTCGATTATCGTTCCATTCGCTGCGAGCGACGTCGGACGAACCCAACACGCGATGCCCCATCCTCCGTTGGATGCTTGGAAGATTCCCTGATCGCCGTCTACTGTCGAACGTGAGTGCGCCTGAGTCGCGCCGTCGTAGCTTCGAGCACCTGACGTCGTGTTGTTCTGCATCGCCGCCGGAAACACGCCCGGAGTTCCGTTCAGAACCGTCATAGATCGAGCGCCGGCCCCGATGACATCAATGAGTCCGCTCGTCGACAATGTCTCGTCGAAGCGAAGCTGCATCAGGTAGTCGGCCGTCGTCCCTGCCGTCGACGCAACGTGTGCAGGTTGATCCGCTCTTGCCATGTCACGCCTCTTCGTTCGTCGTCGACTTCTGGATGGCCTGCGATACCGCTTCGGAGAATTGACGAACAGCATCGAATCCGGCCGAAGATCTTCCGAGGAGAGCGCCGAACCTTTCCTCGATCTCCGACAACGTAGAAAGAAGAGAGATGCGCATGGCATCTCGATCTCCCTTCCTCCTGTTTTCTGTCGTCTCCAGTTGAGCCGAAAGACGCTCGACGAGAGCAAGCGCGTCGTCGTTGTTCATCGTTCCTCCAACGTCACTTCGAGAATCTTCACGTTCGGCTTCGACGTCGATCCGGGGATCGTCGCGTTGATGTGGTTGATCGAATCGACTCGACCGTAGCAGGTGACGTAGTCGGTACCTCCGGCAGACTTGTTGATGTGATCGCCTCCGACGACGAGCGCCGGGAAGAGCGGAGAGACGAACACGTTGGCTGCCGTGTAGAACTGAAGTGCCATCGCGGCGGTGAACGTGAACGGGAACACAACAAGATCGTCGTAGTTAGACGCCGACCCTACGTTCGCAATCGTCTGGTATCCCCAGATGCCGAAAACGCCGATGCCCGTCATCGAGAGGACGTATCCGAGGCCGTAACTTCCAACGACGCCGTTCCTGTACTGCGTCAGTGCAACGGGATTCGCCGCGCTTCCTCTCGTGATCGATGCGCCGGCGGTGACGATGAAATGATACCAGCCGTTTGACGGAACGCCGTCTGCCGCGATCGTACAGTATCGCCAAAAGCAAGCCGTCCATCCGTCGTTCGTCGTAGGCGCGAATCCCGACTGACCGAGTGACGCGAACTTGTTCTGAAGATTGACCTCAAATCCCGTCGCCGATGGGACACCGAGATTCTTCGTTCCGTCTCGTGACGCCGGAGAGGTCGAGAGTGCTGCCCCCGTCGCGGTGTAATTCGTGATCCCAGACATCGACGACAGATCGTAGTTGAACGTCCACGCCTGCGCGTTTCCTTCGAGCAGAAGCGTCAGTCTCTCCGCCGTGGTCGCGTCCTGCGGAGTCGTCGAAAACCTGAACTTGCGACGGCTGTTGATTCTCGACGAGAACATCGCGCCGCCGATCGTTCGCTGGAACGAGTCTCCGACTTGAATTCTCTCTTCGGAAAATGAGTCACCTCTGACGGGGATCGTGATTCCATTGATCGTGAGTGCCGGCATCGTCGTCTCCTTCAGTTCTTTTCGTCGCCATAGCCCTTCGGCGACTGAGCCTTCTTGCCCTTGTGTCCGTTGCGAGCGAGCCGGCGGAGGTCTTCCCAGTCGCGCTGCGAGTCGCCCTTCGAGTTCCAGTTCTCGATGTGGATCGTCATCTCCATCACCTGCCTCGGCGTGAACATTCCCGCGCCGGACTCCGCGTCGGCGCTCGCGTAGATCGCGGCCATCGCCTTGAACCCCGATGGAACGTTTGCAAGGTCTTGCCCCCACGAGTCCTCTGTCTTCGTCTCCTCGCCGGCTCCGCCGCCTCCGGTTCCTCCTTCGCCGTTCGTGCCGCCTCCTCCAGTTGCTCCTTCTTCTGCACCGAGCGCTGCGGCTTCCTTCACGTCGTTGATCATGTCTCCTACTCCGACGAAAGCTGATTCATCGCGTTTCATGTATTCAGCTTTTGTCCCGAAATCCTCGAATCCGGGAATCTTCCGAATGAAATCAATGATTCCGTTGTAAGCCATGATAACGACATTGACGAACTGGATGACGGAATCGGCGAGTGGCGTCAGAAACATCTCGTCGATCCATCCGAACACTGAAACAAGCCCATCGACCCAGACGAGGATCACGGACGCAAGTAGAGAGATAAGTGGGACAACCATCAAGACTACCTGAAGAAGTCGCACGAAGATTGCGACGTTCGATCCGAACAATCTTGCAAGGATAATGATGATCGGAACGAGCGATACAATCGCGTCGCCGATCGTCACGAACAGTCCACCGAGCACTACAAGCACCGGTTGCAGTGCTCCGATGATCACTCCGATCGCATCGAAAAGAGGAGTGAGGACGCCGAGAGATTCGATTAGTTTGTCGAGTGAATCTCCGAGAAGTCCGCCAAGCATCGAACCGAGTGCGCTTCCGATTCCGGTGCCGGCAGGTCCAGCGACTGCGGTTCCGATCACGCCGCCGGCAACGCCGCCGAGAGCTTGCCCGACGCCGGACGCCCCGCCCTCGATCGCCGTTGTGGCGATGCCGGCCGCTCCGCCAAGCGAGTCGATGCCAGAGGAGAGAGCGTCGCCGAACTGTTCGAGCGGATCGCGGAGATCGAGCGCGCCCTCCGCGAGTGCGTTCGCCGACTCTCCGGCCGCGAGGAATTGCCGATTCATCTCATCGATGTCGCTCGTCGTCGCATCGACGGCGTCGACGAAGGCGAGTTCGATGACGTCGGCCGGAGCACTGAAGGCGGACCCGAGCTTGTCGAGCACTTCCTGAATCGCCGCGTCGGCCTTCTCCAAGTCGACGCCAGCGAGGTTCGCATCGAACTGTCCCTTCGACACCTCGAACACGCCGCGATCCTCTCGCGTCGCGCGGTCCTCGGCGGTGTAAGTATTCGCGCTCAGTTCGGCGTCGACATCGGCGGCGGCCTTGACTGAGTCGAGACGACGAATGACGGACGCGTACTCCAGAGAAAGAAGGCGCTCGGCCGCCTCTTTGAGCGCCTCTTGATACTTGCGCTCCTGTTCGTTTGCGTCGTTGATCGCCTTGTCCTGATCCTCCAGCGACTTGTCGACTCCGCTGTCCTCGATCATTGATGCAAGCAAGTTCTGCTGCGCGGCAAGAGCGGCGGACGCTTTGACGAACTTTTCGACGGCCTCTTTTCCGCCGGCCGGCATCCATCCGCCTGCCTTCGACATCTCTTGCAGCAACTGCAAAGAGTAAGCGCCGCCGCCGACTTCGCTGGCGCGAAGCTTAGCCATGCCAACGTCTTGTTGTGCTCGCTCGACTGATCGACGCTGTCCTAGAAGTTCCGGCGATTCTCCGGCGAGCTTCGCCGCCGTGCCGAGACGGATGCCGGCGGCTTTCTCGTCAAGGTCGTCAAGTGCCTTCCTTGCCTTCGCCGCCGCCTCCGCCGCTCTCGTTCCGAACAGATCGAACTTCTCGATCAGGATCGCAACGCCGGCCGTCGCCGCAGTGAGCGCGGCGAGCATGGGTCCGCCGGTGCCGAGACTCTTTGCGATGTCCGCACCAGCGCCGACAACGTCGGTGATCGCGGACGCCTGCACGCCAAACGCCTGCGAAACGCCACCAGCGCTCGTCTGAAGAGCGCCCATGATCTCGTCGACCTTGCGCGCTTTCTCGCCAAGGTGCCCATGCGATTCGGCGAACTTCTGCGCCTCCGCCGCCGACTTCGCCGACGCCGTTGCCTGATCCTTCGTTGCTTTCTCCGCTGCCTTGACGGCGTCGGCCGCTTCTTTCGCCGCCTTCGCCGCCTCCTTCTCGGCGGCGGACTCTTCGTCGAGCTTGCCGGTCAATCTTGCGACGGCGGTTGACGCCTCCGCGTGCGCCGTCTTCAGCGCGCGCATCGCATCCTCGGAGACGTTGCCCGACGCGTTCGCCGCGTCGAGCGCCGCCTTCAGGTTCTTCTCCTTGGCGACGAGTTCGTCGAGCTTCTCGGAGACGGCCTTCATCGCGGCGGCAGCGCCGCTCGCGTCGCCGTCGAACTCCACCATCACGCCGCCAACGCTGACCGCCATCGCCGCCTCCTACTCGTCGTCGTCGAGGACGATGCCGTCGGGAAGGTACTCCCGCGCCTCTCGCTCTCGCTTCCGTTCGGCGTTGCGCCTCGCTGCCTCACGGAAGCGCAGGTACTTCTCGAACGGGTCAGCGAGCAACGGATCGTCTTCGTCGACCTCGCCTAACAATGCCTCAGCGGAAACCTTGTGTCCGCCCATCGTGGCGAGGATCGCGCTGACGATCGTTGCGTGGCCGTAGCGGTGCTCGCGCTCACGGTCGATCGCGCCAGAGACGTAGTCCTCGAACTCGCCCGGCGTGAGCGACCAGCACTCGTCGAGCGAGAAGCCGAAGCGACCGGCGAGGCCGATCAGCCTTCCGAAGTCGGGCCAGCCGCCGAGGCGTTCGCGTCGTTCAAGCTCGACGTCGTCGAGGTCGTCGCCGACAGGACCGCCGCCGCCTCCGCCGCGTTCCTGTCTGCGGCGTTGGCGGCGTTGGCTTCCCCCTCGAACATCCGCTCGAAGCTCGACGTCAACGCGGTCGAGACGGCGATGGCGAGCGGGGCAACCTTGCGCGGTTCCTCGTCGAGCCAAGCGGCCACGCGCTCCGGGGTGATCACGTCGCGCGATCCCTTGGCGCGCCCCTCGGTCAGCCCGGCGGCGGCAAGCTCGCAGAGCACGTCGATGTCGAGCGCCTGAAGGTCGCGCACGGCGTCCTTGATCGGACGACCGAGTCGCTTCTTCGCGATGCGGTGAGCGTTCATGGTGAAGCGGATCGTGCGGGTCGCGCCGCCGATCTCGATGGTCGATGCGTTCAACGGTGCGGACGGGTTCGTGTTCATGCCTGCCTCCGCGTCGTAGGCTACACACGACAACGCCCGGCGAGAAGCCGGGCGCTGCGTCGACGTTCACGGCGAGAGCGCCGCTTGCGTCAGGGCTGGTTGTCGCGAGTGATCGCGCCGGTGCGCTGCACGCTCACCGAGTACTTGCCGACGTCGCCCTTGTCCATCGACTCCTCGATCGACGTGATGATGCCGAGGAAGCGGATCTGCTTTTCCGTCGTCGCGTTGCCCTTCGGGCGAACGCGGAACGCGCGAATCTGCTTCGACAGAAACGACGTCCAGAGGTGCTCCTGTCCGGTCGCGGCTTCGTCGGCGATCAGCTCGAAGCTCATCGTCCCGCCGTCCCACGTCGGCAGGTACTCCTTCGATCCGCCGCTGTCGTTGCTCGACGACTCGGCGCTGTCGAGGCTCGACGAGAACTTCGGGCTGTTGCACTTCTCGACGTCGACGTAGGTCGCGGTCGTGACGTCCGTTGATGCCGCGTTCGACACGGCGACTTCTGCGACTCGGGCTGCGAAACTTCCTGCGGTGGGCATGTCAACCTCCTGCGCCGAACGGCGACGTCTCAGCGTTGCACGCGATGCACAGCCACGCTAGGCCGCCGGCCTCTCTCATGCCGCCGACTCGTCGACACGACGGGCAGGCGTCTCGCTCGTGAGGTGCCCGGTACGCGACGCGCGTCGGGTCGGCTTGTGCGAACGAGTCGAGGCCGGCGTTGGCGAGCGCCTGTTCGCGCGCGTTCGCGGCGACGCGCGGACCGGCGACGAGGACGAGGCGGATCGACAACGCATCGTCGTCCTTGACCTCGTACGCCTCGACGGCAAGGTCGCCGGAACGGACGTCGTCGAGCGCCTTGCCAACGAGGGCGAGCGCCTGTTCGTCGAGGAGCCTCACGGCAGCACCTCGGAGACGACGTCGAACGTCTCGATGAAGTATTCGGCCTCGTCGTCGCCGGGTCCGACGTAGGACGGCAGGCCCATCGTCGCGCGCACGTCGACGATCGAGACGCCGCCGACGACGCGCCGCCCGCAGAGATGAAGGGCGTCGTGGATGCGGTACGCGAGCGCGCGCGCCGCCTCGTACGACGAGCGCGACCCGCGCACGGTGACGGTAACGTTCGCTGTCGGGCGCGGTCCATCGTTCGTCCAGTCAGCGATACCGCCGCTCGCCTGCACGAAGACCATCGGCACGCCGACGTCTTGTTGCGTGCGGATTGGGCCGGCGATCGCGGTGCGGGCAGAGGCCGGCGATGTGACGATGTCGGCTGGCAGAAGCGTGGCGAGGAGCGACAGGATCGCGGCCTCGAAGTCGGGCGTCGTTGCCATCGGTCAGCCTCTCCCCGGCGGCGGTGCCCGTCGCCCTTGTCGTTGTGCCTCGATCGACGACGCGCTATCGCGTGCGCGCCGCTCGCGGTTCAGTTGGCGCGACGTCTCGCGCTTTGCGATCGTGCGCTTGCTCTTTCGTCGACGATAGCGGCTCGCAAGTCCTTCGAGGGCGGCGCGGTTCGTGTCGTCCATCGGTTCAGTCGGATGCAGCGGCTTCGTCGTGAAGTCGGCGAGAGTCTTTCCGGCGGCGAGCACTCCGGCGGCGATGCGTGCGATCTCGGCGAGCATAGACGACGCGTGGTAGTTCAATGCCGTCGTCAGGAACTTCCACTCGCCGACGACGTAGTCCTTGTGGATCTCGTGGACGTAGATCGAGTACGTCGCCGCGAAGCCGGCCTCGATCGTGAAGCGATCGCCGTTCATCTTCGGCAGCCGAACGTAGCGCGATTGACGGAGCCAACCAGTGTCGACGGGAGTGAGGCGCATCGCTGTCGAGATGACCGTTGCAGTCGCAAGCCACGTTCCGGCGGCGAGCGCCTCGGGCGCGATGCGTCGCAGCTTGGCGATGGACTCCATCACCTTCGCCGGTCCGGTGAACGTGACGGATTGCTTCATCACGACGACGGCTCCGTCAGAAGTAGACGACGACGAACACCGGCTGTCCCGTCTTCGTCGTCGCGCGGTCGATGGCGATCGGCATCCGCGCCGCGTTCGCGCTCGTCGTGTCGTCGGCAGGCTCGCCGCCGATCGACGGGAACCAGAACACGTCTGAGAGCGAGACGTCGAGCGTGTCCGTCGCCATCGTGTACTCGCTCGTCGTCTCCATCCCGACGGCGTCGAGGACGCGCTTGCGGGTCTTCTCGACGCGCGCCTTGATCGCCGTCGCCGCGCCGTAGGTCGGGTCGCCCTTCGCGTTGCTCCCGCTGCGCTGCTTCCGCGTGACGCGGTGAACCATCCACGACGTGATCCGCACGGCTTCCCCCTTCAGGTCGACTGCGTCAGCGCACGGTAGGGCGCAAGCATCGCCGCGATCTCCGCCGGCATCCCGCCAGTCCACGAGCCGTCGCCGCCGACGCCGTCGCGGTAGGTGACGGAGTAGTTCATCAGCGACTCGCTCGCGACGTCCGCGCCCGCTCCGCCGCGCCGCTGGTAGGTCATCGCCGCGAGTTCGATCGCCGCCTGCTCGATGTCGTCGGGCAACGCGGTCGCCGCCGCCGGCTTCGCCGAGAGCGGCCCCTGCGCCGGGGTCCAGTAGCCGCCCGCGTAGGTCACGGCGTACAGCTTCTCCTCTGCGCCGGGGCGGAAGGGCTGCGCCACGCCGTACTCTCGCGTCGTCGTCCAGAGCCATCCTGCGCGCCGATAGATGACGCCGGAGAGCGCGTCGAGGATGTCGTAGTCCGTGGCCGCAATGGTCGCGCCGTCGAAGGCGATCGACGCGACGGACGCGATCGGGAAGCGCGACACGATCAGGTCCGTCGTCCCGTAGCCGCCGACGTTCTCGACGATGCCCGAGGCGTAGTGAAGCTCACGCCCGCAGAAAGAAGCGATGCGCCGCGACGCGCGATTGACGGCGCGGATCACGGCGTCGTCGTCGTCGCCGACGTTGATCCCGATCTGGCCGCACGCCTCGTCGAGAGTCGTCAGCGCGTGGTCGGCGAGGATCGCGGAAGTCATCGTTCACTCCGTCGGCCACGAGGCCGGGTTCGACAGGATGGCGGCGGCGGTCGCTTCGTCTGCAACGAGCCAGCCGTCGCCGTCGACGGCGGAGATCGTGTGCGCCCTGATCTCGTCAGCGTCGAGACGACGACGAGGACGCGACGACGTCGCCGCTGGCGCGGTGCGCGTCAGGCGCTTGTGTCGTCCTCCGCGTCGTCGACGTCGACGGCGGAGATGGCGTGAAGCGAGATGTCGCCACGAGCAACGGCGGCGGGCACGATCTCCGCGCGCATCCCGTACACGTCGCCGGGGAAGTACGCGCCAGACGCGCGACGCTGAACGACGACGACATCGCCGCGCGGGTTGAGCGCCATTCGGAGGCCGTCGACCTCGACGATGGTGCGCGTGTCGGTCGGCGTGGGCGGGACGGCTGCGGCTTTCTTCGTTGCCATGATGGGACTCCTTGCCTCTCTTGTACCTGCGCGCTCACGAAAGACGAAGCCCGCCGAGCGTTTCCACTCGACGGGCTTCGCGCGTGCCTGCCGTCAGGGGTCAGACCGCGAGGCGATCGAAGCCACCGAGGATCACGTCGACAGCGGCGGGCGTCGCGGGCGTCGTGCCGCCGGTGAAGGCGGTGACCTCGACGACGCGGATGAACCGCTTCGCCGGGAGCAGGTCGACGTCCTTCTGCACGAGGCCGGCAGTCGCGGTCGTCTTCTGCGTGATCGCAGCGCCGCTCAGGTCGGCCCACCCGGTCGAGCCATCGGCCGAGTCCTGAATCTTGCAGTCGTACGTCTGCGCCGTCGGAGCGCCCGTGGTCGCGCCGACGTTGCAGGCGAGCGTGAGCGAGTTCGCCATCGAGCCGCTCTGGAGGCGATCGATGGCCGAGCCGGTGCGCGTGCCGGCGGAGTTGGCGAGGGCGGCGAGTCCGGCGACCGGAAGAATCTCCGCGCCGATGTTGCTTGCGAGATAGGTCATGGCTGTCTCCGTTTCGTGAAAGTGAGAGAAGGGAAGGAGAGGCCGACGACGGCGACGAGCGTGAACCCGTCGCCGTCGTCGTCGACGTCAGGTCGCGGTGATCGTCGCCCAGTTCAGGGCTTCGATGACCGACGCTTCGTTGCCGTCCTGACGCAGGATCATGTCGATCCGCTGCACGAGACGGACGACGCTCTCGTCGCGCGAGAAGCCGGCGACGACGTTCGTGCCGTCGAAGTACGCCGCGCCGTCCGCCATCTGAACCTGCACGCCGAGCGGGTCGTCGCCGACCATGACGTGCGACATCTCGACGAGGTAGACCTCGCTCTGGTTCGTGCCGCCGCCGAGGTTCGACGGAATGTTCTGCGTGACGAAGAACGGGATGCCGTACAGCTTCCCGGTCGCCATCTCGGGTGCCCACACGAGCGATCCGTTCGCATCGCGCGCGGCCATGAGGCCATACTTCGTCGTCGGCGAGATGAACCACGCCGGCTTGACGAAGCGAACCTTCGCGTCCTCGATCAGGCGCATCGCCTTGTTCAGATCGCTGGTGACGTTCGCGACGTTCGCCGTGGCGTTCGCGTTGAACTTGTTCGCCGAGGCGACCTGCGAGTACACGCCGCGCGGCGCGAACACGGATCCGGTGCCACGGATGAGCGCGGCATCGACGACGACGGCGGCGTTGTTCGACAGGTCGTCACGGACGATCGCGTCGAGTGCAGGCGACGAGTCGCGCAGCAGTTCGTTCGAGATCGCGGTGAGCACCGAGAGCTTCTTCAGGTCGAGACGACGCTGACCGAAGGTCTGCTCGCTCGCGCCGATGTTGCGGCTCTCACCTCCCCACGTCGCGGTCGCGCCCGCCGTGAGCTTCGGGACGGTCAGGTTGCCCGACGGAACCGGCAGGCGACGCGGACCGGCCGAGAGGAACGGCGCGGCGTTGTAGAGAAGTTCGATGTAGTCCTCGGAGATCGCCTGCGGCACGAACGCGCCGCCGCCGGCCATCGTCGACTCGCCGAGCGCACGCACGACGATCTCGTCAGCGCCGGCCTTCTTCGCGATGCGATACGCGGCGTCGGGGTTGCCCGCGCCACGCATCATCCAGCCGAGGTACGAGGCGGTGTGCAAGCCGGCCTTGCCGTTGTCGCGCTTGCCGGCGCGCACGAGGTCGGACTGCTTCACCTCCCACTGCTTCGACGAGGCGACGCCGTCGCGCGAACGCACGATGTCGTCGGCGGACTTCATCGCCTCGGCGACGGACTTGCCGACCTGATCGGCGACGATGCGGACGATGTCGTCCTTCGTCGGCGCGGCGGGCGTGGTGATCACGGCGGGAGCACCGCCGACACCGGACTCAGCGGGGGCGCAGAGCATGGCGTGAGAGAGCATGGACTTCAGACGCAGCATCGTTCTTCTCCTTCAGTCGGGCAGTCGCCCGGTCGTTGCAAGAATCGCCTTCTCGACGGCGACCTTCGTCACTTCATCGACGAAGGCGCGGAGCGCCTGCGGCGAAGCGAAGTCAGAGTGCCAGCCCTTCGATCCGTTTGGAAGTGCAGCGGAAGCGGCGGCGCTCTCCTCGGCGCTAGCCGAGTCCTCGGCGTCCATCGCCGCAACGAGCTTCGCCGACCACGGCACCGCCGCGTCGCCGCCCCAGAGCGCCCACGCGACGCGACCGGGTGACGGGTATCCGTCGTCGCCGGGCTTCGCTCCTTCGGCGTCGAGATCGACGGCGTGGCGCGCGAGCCACGCGTTCATCAGTCGCACCTTCTCCGGCGTGATCGGGTCGCCCGCTGCAAGCTTCTTCGCCCACGCGATCGTCTCCTCGACGAGGCCGTCGCCGCCCTTGCCCTCGTCGTACCACTCGACACCCTGCGCGCACGCCTCACGCACACCTTCCGGCGGCGAGAAGTCGATCGATTCGTACGCCTTCATCGACTTCGTGCTTGGCTGCACGAACGCCTCTGCCTTGTCGACGTGTCCGCACTTCTTGCAGACGAGCGTTCCGGGTTCGTTCGACGGAGGGAACTCGCTCGCCTTCGCCGAGTAGCCGCACGACGGACACATCGCCATCGTCTCCTCGTCGAAGCCCATCACTGGTTCGCCCTCGCCGGAGACAGGCTCGCCCTCGCCGGAGACGGGTTCACCCTCCTCGGACACCGGCTCGCCTTCTATCGACGGCTCCTCGCCAACGGAGACTTCGACGCTGATCTCGATCGGCGGCATCTCGGCGAGCTTCACGTCGAGGCCGCCGACACCGCCGACATCGAACACGAGCGACGAACGCTTCCCGATCTTCGCCATGCGCTCGACGGTCGCGCGCGGCAGAACGACGACGCGGTCGCCTTCGCCGGCAAGCACGCGTTCCGCCCACGCGCGGACGACGGCGAGGTCGGCGTTGCCGATGGATTTCGCGTCGACGAGCGCCTCGGGGTTCGCGGGGATCGGGACGGCGGAGAACTCCAACAGCTTCGACTTCACGAAGTCGAGCGGAGGCTGAAGACGCGACCACGCATCGTCAGGGTTGATTCGATCCTCAGCGACGCGCACGTCGACGGGCATGAAACCAACGGATCCTGCCGAGAGGAAACCGCCCTTGACGAGACGACCTACAGTCGCGCCGAACGCGTACACGCTCTCAGGCGTGAACTTGAACGTGCCGCGCAGAGCGCCCGCGACGACGGCGGCACCGAGCGCCTTGCCGACCGGCGGCGAGTTCGCGTCGTGACCGAACAACATGACGGGGTTCGAGCGGAACTCGGAGAGGTCCCATCCCGTCTGATCGATGCGGTCGCCGGGTCGGTCGACGACGTCGGTGCTCATCGTGTACGTCGCCACGACGTCGCCAGCGTCGACGCCATCGAGGGCGCGCTCGACGTCGACGTCAGGCATCTCGATCTCGCGGAGCATCCGCGCGACGGCGTCGACGTTCGCTCGCTTCGCGGCGACCTCGACGACGGCGGGAGCGACGACGAGCGGAGTCATGGCAACGCCCGCGTCGAGGCGGGCGTCGTTCTTCTTCTCAACAAAGGCGGACTTCCACGCCTTCAGGTTCAGTAGCTTCATCGGTCTTCTCCTTGCGTCGGTCGACGCCTCACAGCTTGGCGAGCGCGTCGAGAACGGCGCGCTCTTGTTCACGGAACCCGGCGGAAAGGGACTTCGAGTAGCGCGCGTCCCACGCCTGCGCCTTGCGGTCGAGCGCACGCCACACGGACTCACGCTCATCCTTCGTCATCGTCGACACGACGACCTCGCCGTTGCGATACGCGCTCGCCGGAACGACGGCGTCGTCCTCGACGACGAGCGACGGAGCGATGGCGCAGCGGCAGTTGATGTCAAGAGCACCGATGCCGAAGCCGCCGGGGTACATCGTGCGCGCGCCGGAGTACCTGCCGAGCGTGCACTCGAACGGCTTGTCGAGGTCGCGCCGCTGCTCGTCCATCGCGCGGTGCTCGTCGCGCGCGCGACCGTCCATCGTCGACAGCCACTCGTTCTGCATGACGACGCCCGACTGCGTCATCGCTTCCTTCGTTGCGAACATCGACGAGCGACGCACCTCCGTCTCGGCGATGATGTCGCTGCGCTCGATCTCCGCGCGCGTGAACACCGCGCGCACCGCCTCCGCCGGGTCCTCGTCGTTCTCGATCGATGCCTCGATCGCCGTCTTCAGTTCGGCCTTCGTCGTCGTGTTGACGAGGCGACCGAGTCGGTCGGTGACGTACTCGCGCAGGTGCGCCTTCACGTTCGGGTCGTTCAGATCGAACGACTGACGGTCGAAGCCGGTCGTCGCGCTCTCGACGGATTTGAGCGTGTCGTTGCCCCACGCTTCGACGAGTTGACGGACGAGCGGTTCGAGGCGCTTGCCGAGCGCGTCGACGTTGACGGCTTCGAGGAGCGCGTCGATCTGCGCCTTTGAGATCGAACGGCGTACGCGCGGCAGCGAGCGGCGCGCGCGCTCGACGACGGCGGTGTTCGCCATCTGCACATCGGGCGGCAACGGCGACGTCCCGTCCGGCGAGGCGAGCAGCATGTTCGGGTCGACGTACATGCCAACGGCGCGATCGCCACCCCAGTTCGGAGCGGGCGGCAGACCGAGGCCGGCGCGGACTTCGTCGTTCGTGAGCACGCCAGCCGAGAGGTGGTAGCCGTACACCGGTGGCGTCGAGAGCTTCGACAGGTCTTCGAGATACGACTTCCCCTGCGTGACGATGAACGCGTTGCCCTTGCCATCGGGCAGCGGGTCCATCTCGGCGAGCGCGCGGATCTCGTCGATGGTGAACATCTCCGCGAACGCCTGCATCGTGCGCAGCTTGTATTCGCGGTCGCCGGGGACAGGCGACTCGTAATCGAGGATCAGCCGTTGGTCGAAGCGAGCGACGAGCTTGTTCTGAAGTTCGGCGCGCCAGAGTTCCGCACGCGGGACGAGGACGTCGTTTGCGAAGATGAACTGCGCCGACTCCGACGTCGAGCGATTCGAGTTCTCGATGATGCCGAGCTTCTCAGGCGGGACGCCGAACACCTGAACGATGGTGTTCCGCTCGAAGGAGCGGATCTCGATCAACGCCATGTCCTTGAACGCGGTGTCGAGTCGCTTGACGTCGAGCTTCGCTCCGGTCCAGTGGGTGCGATACGCCTTGGCGAATCCGCGCGTGGCGTTGTCCCATCGGCGTTTCGCTTCTTCGAGGAGAGGCCGCGACGCGCCTTCGAGCGAAATGAGCATGTCGGGCATACCCTTGTTGTGGAACCACGTTGCGACGTGCTTCGCGGCGAACTCGTCGATGTCGAGTTCGTCGGCGAGCGCGATGCCGGTTCCGACTCCGCGACCGTAGGGATCGGCGGGATTCTGGTCGCGGATGACGAGCATGTTCTCGATCGGCACGTCGAACGAGCTGCCGTCGACCTCGACGCGGAAGACAGGGTTTGTCTCCGTGGGAACTTGCTTGACCCACGTCGGCGGGATCGGCCACATCCGCACCGGCATTCCGGCGGGGTTCGTGTCGAGAACGATGTATGTCTCGCCGAGCAGGTCGAGATGAACCTGACACACCTGCCGGAACGCGCGGCCAGACATGAGCGGGTTCGGCTTGTCGAGTAGAACCTGAAGCGGGTGCTCGTCGAGCAGCACGAGGTCGCCCGAGGCACGCGCCTTGCGAATGAGCGCAGGACGCAAAGCAGGCGGCGCGGAACGAAGGACGTTGTCGGCGACGTACTTCGTCGAGCCGTCAGCGACGCGCGACTGTCGGGCGTAGACCTTCCATTCGATCGACGCGAACGACGACGCAATCTTGTGCGTCGTCGCGCGGAGCCACGGCGAGGACTTGAACAGGTCGAGGAGTTCGTACGATCCGCGCGGAGGCGGTGCGCTCTGCTTGTAGACGCCGCCCGATACGTGGCCGGGCATGATCGTGTCATCGATCCCCATCGTCACGACGTCGTCCGGCGTCGGCGTCACTGGGGCGGAGCGGCGAAAGAGCGTGTCGAGGAAACCCATGCCGACACGCTACGCCGCGCGGCACTAACCGGGAAGCCCGCCGTCCAGCACGCGGACGTGGAACGCGCCATCGGTCGGCACCGTCTGCGTCTTCGACGACGGCCACGCGATCACGAACTCGGCGAGGTAGTCGCCCGCGTCGTCGGTGTCGCTCGCCGTCCAGTCGTAGCGCACGGTGCCCGATGCCGGCGTGACGACGACGGCGGCGGTGTTCACCTTGTACGCTCCGCCGGAGACGCGCTGCTTCCACATGCGGAACGTCACGCCGAGCGCGATCGTCAGGTCAACGACGGTGCCGTCGCTCTCCTTCTTGATCGTGGCCTCCAACGACGGGAGCCGGTCGCCTTGCTTGATCACGAACACGCGAGCCTCCTACGCGACGACGAGCGCCGATGGGACAAGATCGACCACGAGAGACGACGACGCAACGACCGGCACGACGGCGGTCGAGGCGACTTCGGCGGTGACGGCGGACGCAGCGAACGCAACGGCGACGGACGAGTCGACAAGCTCGACGTCCGCTTCATCGCCGCCGACGACGTCTCCGATGTACGCGAGCGACCCGGCGACGACTCCGCCCGCGACGATACCGCCCGCGACGGGCAGCCAGATGTAGCCGTCGACGAACGCCTGATCGGCGATTCCGTTTCCAGCGACGCCGATTCCGTCGAGCACGCGAGCGCCCGACGCGACGTCAACGGGAGAGGCCGACGACGTCGTCGAGACTGACGCGAGCGTGCGCGCGCCAGACGCAACGAGAACGGGAGACGCGACCGACGTCGACGCGACCGACGCGAGCGCGATCGATCCCGTGGCGGACACTCCGCCGAGCGTTCCGGCTCCGACGAATCCGACGCCGTCGAGAGTCCGCGCGCCGTTTACGACGACGGTCGTCGTGCCAGATGCGGACTCTGCAACCGACGAGAGGGCGATCGACGCCGACGCAGCTACGGTCGTCGACGCGGCGGATGTCGTCGACACGGACGAGAGCGTGACGGCTCCCGAGGCTAGATGCGTCTGCCGGCCGGACGCGGCGAGCGTGACTCCGCCAAGCGTGACGATTCCACTCGCAACGTCGACCGGAGACGCCGCGCCCGACGCGACGACGGATGCGAGAGCGATCGACGCCGTGCCGACGTGCGTCTGCTGTCCAGAGCCTGACGCCGTGATGTTTGCGAGAGCAATCGCGCCGGTTGCGGTCGTCGTCGATCCGACGCTGCCCGCGCCGGAAACGACAACGCCATCGAGCGTGACCGCGCCCGACGAAACGTCGACGGGAGACGCCGACGAGGACGTCGACACGCCGGCAAGGATGATCGATCCGGTCGCGTCGATCGTCGTCGATCCGACCGTCGCACTACCCGAAACGGCAACGCCGCCGAGCGTGATCGCGCCGCTTGCGTTGTTCGGGTCCTCGACGAGGAGCGGGTACGACGACGGCTCCGTGCCGCGCGTCCACCAGTAGACGGACCACTGCGTCTGCCCCGGCGACTGCGCGACGAGTCCGTTGCCGGAATAGACGAACACGCGGACCTCCCGTCGTCAGTTCAACCGGCGACCGTCGAGATGTTTCCGGTGTACGTCGTCGCCGTCGCCGATGGCTTACAGACTTCGAGAAAGCCGAGCGCGGCGTTGTCGAAAATGCGCGTCAGATTGAACGCGGTGTTGATGCCGTCGACGATCGTCAGCATGTTCGCAACCGGCATCGGCAAGAACGCGATCGGGTGTCCGATGACGCAAGCGATCGCGCCTGTCGCAACGAGCGCCGAGCAGGTCACCGATTCGAGCTTCTGAATGCCGGCATCGCCAGCCGCGAGCGGAGCGAAGAACTGCCCGACCGGATGATCGAGGCGATTGATGATCGCCGATGCGTTCCCGGTCAACGTCGGGAGAGCGATACCGGCGTTCCCGTCATGGTCGGTGTAGGTCGCATTCCAGTTGTGGGCGGTCGCGGCGAGTGCCGTCTGCGTCTCGAAGAAAAGAAAGTTTCCGTCTGCGGCATCAGGCGTGTTTGTCACCGCTTGGTATCTCGTCGGCACTCCGGTGACCGTCTCCGTCGCCGTCGAGTTCATCGTCTTGTTCACCTCGAAGATTCGGTCGTACATGAGCAGCGTGTTCGCGGCGACCGTTGCGAGGACGTCGGCGCGAACGAAATGCTGCGTGTCGCCAACGGTTGTCGGGTTCCACGTCAACAGCGCGCCCGTCGTCGCGTTCGTCGGGACGTTGCCGCCGGGCGCGTTGCTTGGTGCCGCTCCGGCTGCGGGCTGCGCGCCGACACGCCAGAGAGAGTTCGTCACCGAGATGACTCCAGCCGTGCCGACCTTGTTGAACTGATAGTCGGCCTTTTTGCCGCCGAGCGTTGCCTCGTTGATCAGGTCCGACAGCGACGTGAAGCCTGCCATCGACATCCGCCCAGCTGTACGACGAGCGACGCGATCTAGCGCCTGACGCGTGCGCTCGACGCAGCGTTCGGCGAGGCCAGCGAAGCCGCCGCCGTCGATGCGCCCGACGAAGTCACCGCCGCGACCGACCCAGACTCCGCGCGTCGACGGCACGTTGCCGACGAGGATGGGGCGCGTTCCGTGCCACGCCGTCATCGACGACGAGATGCGCTCGACCTCGTCCTTGCCAAGGTAGCGTTCGAGCTTGCCGGAGTGAGTGCTTCGCGCGGTGATCAGGTTCGCCATGACATTCCTTTGACGTTCGTCAAGCTCTCTCAGGCTCAGACGCAGCGCTGCCCGGTGTACTCGCCGACGTTGTCCGGCGGTGCGTTCTCGTCAGCCGTCGGCGTCGAGCCGTGCCCCTCGCGCCAGAAGCCGACAACGAAGCCGCAGCGCTCGCAGCGCCAGTAGACAAGCGAGGATGACCCCTCGCCCGGCGGAGCCGACGTCAACGACCACGATGAGTGCCCGAGGTTCTTCGACGGATCGACGTCGATCGGCATCACGCGTTCCCATCAGTGATCGTCAGCGACGTGACCTGCACCGGCTGCGTCGCGACGATCGACGTCGTCGTCAGGTTCAGGTCGCTCGCGCTGACGGCGCAGTCGCCTTCTGCGACGTACGCGCCCGTCGAGTCGGTCAAGTAGAAGAACGCCGCCGTGCCGGTGTTGTTCGCGCTCGTGTCGGAGAACGGAACGCTGAAGGTGAGCACGCCACCGCTCGACGTGCCGCACGGCTTGGCGCACGTCAACTCTGCGAGGAGCGCGCCGGCCGGCGTGCCTCCCTTCGTGCCCGGCTTCGAGCCGGCGTAGATGCGGAGGAGGCCGTTGCCCGCGCCCGCGTCGATGGCGGCGCGGATCGAGTCGATGCGGGTGTTGCGAACGGTGTCGGCGATGCGGACGGCCATGTCGAGTCTCCTTGGTTCGCGAGCAGCCTACGGCGCAACGGATGCCGCGTCACCCGATAGGACTCCAGCGACGCGGGCGGAAGTCGACGTAGGTCGCGCCCGTGTCGGTCGATCGGAAGCGAGCCTTCGGCGTGTTCGTGTACCCGCTCGCGACCTGCACGACGACGGAGCCGAGCGCCACGATCTCCGGGAACGGAAGGCCGGTGAGCGTGTTGATCTCCGTCGTCGCTCCCGCGCGTGCCGCGCCCTGCGTGTCGTACTGCGCGATCCCCTGCACCGCGACGATCGGAGTCGAGACGTCGTTCGTCGCAAACAGATGGACGAGGAAGAACTTGTTCGCCGTGACCTCGACGAGCGTCCAGTTGCCGCCGGTGCCGTCGTTGTACGGGCAGAAGCCATTCGCGCCGGTGAAGCCGGCCGTGCCCGAGCGGATGAACGGAAACGCGTCGGCGCTCTTGCGTCGCCATGCCGTGACGCCCGATCGATAGAACACCGGGACGGCGGCGATGGGAGCGATGTCTTGCGGCGAGCCATCGACGATCGAGTGCCTGATGTCCTCGTCGTAGAAGATGCCGTCGTCGACTGAGAGCTGCGCGTGCGTGTCGGACGCACCCGATCCGTCGACGATCATGTTTGAGAGCGCGAGGCCCGACGCGTACGCCGCGCCGCGCGTCGTGTGCTGATAGGCGTGCGTCGCCGAGTCCATGACGAGGCCGTGTCGCTCCTCCCCGAGGAAGATGGCAGTCGCGTTCGTCGCGTCGAAGTAGAGCACCGAGACGAACGCGTGCGTCGTGATCAACGTCGTCGAGAACGTCTGCGTTGCGACGAGCGCTCCCGTCGTTGAGTCGACGTAGACGTACCAGAGGCCGTCGGTGTTCGAGAGCGTGACGGTGAGCGCCGACGTGAAGGTGCGCTTCACGCCAGCAAGGAACACGTCGAACGACGACGCAACCGGCGCGAGCGTGAAGACGCGCGTCGAGCCGTTGAAGGCGATCGTCGTGTCGGTGCGGTTCGGGAAGCCGGTCGGCTCAGACGTCGCAACGATGGCGTCACTCGGCGGCTGAAGCATCGAGGCGGGCGCATCGACGAGGACGTCGCGCGTGCCGGCGACGAACGGGATCGGAGACGTCGAGCCGGTCGCGTTCGGTCCGCTCGCTGTCTCGATCGCGACGACGACGAGGCGCGGAGGCGAGAAGCGGAACGTGTACGTCCCGACCTCGCTGTCGCCCGTCGCGCGGTCGAGGATCGAGGCGTTCACGATGTCGCCGTCGACGAAGGCGGACGCGAGCGTGCGGCAGTTGCGGATCGCGCCGCCGTCTAGCAGTCGGTCGCCGGTGCCTGTCGTTGACGAAGTCTGCCCGCAGAGGTTCTTGATCATGCGCGCAGGGTAGCCGCGCACGCACGCTTGCGGAACGAGCTGGCGAGGCGCACGCTGCGTGTCCCGGTGAAGAAGCGGACGGCAAGCCCGCAGCGGGCACCGGGGGCGCGGGCGGCATGGTGCCGCTCGCGTCGTTTGCGGGTGAGTCCGTTTCGACTCACCCGTTTCCACGAACCGTTGACGCTACGCGCGCGGCGCGCCCACGATGGCGCGTCGGGCATGGCGCTCGACCGGAGGGCAGCGAGCCAGCGGCGGGCAACGCCGACGACGTGAGCGGACGACGGGCATAGGCTTGCGGGACGACAACGCGAGCAGAGGACGACGACGCAAGGGTCAACGCAGACACCCGAGGTCGTCGCCGGGGATCACGGCAAGGCAGCCGACGGCACGACTCGATCCCTGTACTCCGCGACGGACTCACGCCGACCACGCCGGGATGAACGCCGATCGCTTCCGACGAGGAAGCGTGTCGGCGCATCACGGCAGGCGCAGCCCGACTCGCGCGAAGCGCGCTCCGGCGAAGCTCGCTGACTTGAACGATCACCGGCGAAGTTCGCGGGCGCGAACGCCGCCGACCTTGACGCCTGCGGCGCGAACTTGCGCCGGCCTCGTCGACGGCGTCGAACTGTTGCAGAAAGTGCAACGGTTCACCGAAGACGGAGACGCACGAGGCGGCGCGCCTTCGTCGGCGACCAGCCGAGGAGCACGAGCACGCGAACGGCGAGCGCGTGACGCCACGTCCAGCGACTCACGCGAGGACACCGTCGACGAGCGCGCGGATCGATCGACAGGCGAGCGGCGACTTCCGCCAGTCGAACCCGTCATGTCTTGAGCGGGCGAAGGTGAAAGCCCATCGCCACGACCTACCGATCGTCGACGCGGGAATCCAGACGAGTCGACTCACACGAACGCCATCTCGCTCGCGAGCAGCAGCTCGTGAACGGCCCAGACGAGCGCGTCGAGGCGATCGGGTGAACGCTCTCCGGCGAGGCCGGTGAACGAGGTGAGTTGCTTCTCCAACGCGCGGAACGAGCCGACGTGGAAGACGCGCGGCTCGCGGTGCGGCGTCCTCTCGTACAGGGCCGACACCGGCTCCGCGCGTGCGCGCTTGCCTTGCGCGGCGCGCACCGTGCGGACGTGCGCGAGCGGGGACACGGACGCGATCGTCTCGCTCACCATCTCGCCGCCGTTGTTCACCTCGGCGACGATGCAGTCCGCGCGGTGCTCCTCGTACGCGTCGACCGCTCGCTGCGCCCATCCTCGCGGCGGCAGCTTGCACGAGAGGTCGTCGAGGACGTACGCGTTGCCGTCGACGCCGAGGCCGACGACGACGATGCCCGTCTCGTCGGAGTGTGTCGACGAAGTCGCGGCAGGGTCGACGCTGACGACGACGCGCGAGAGTTCGGGCGGCGACTTCACGCGCACGGCGTCGATCGTCGCGCTCGTCCACAGCGCGCCGTCGACGTCGTCGAGAAGCTCCGCCTCGATCTCCTGTCGACCGAGTCGCGTTCCCTCGTACGTCTCGACGAGCTTCGAGAAGAAGGACGGATCGAGGTTGTCGCGGTTCGCGTAGCTGCTTCCGGTCGTCGTCACTGTCGAGGGTGCGGCGCGCAGGAATCGGAGCGTGTCAATGGGTCGCGGCGTCGTCGTCACGATCGCGCGCGGCGACGAGCCGTCCGGCGCGGTGAGACGCAAGCCGAGATCAAGGTTGGCGAATAGCTCGTCGCGCGTCGACGGCTTCCATGCGGCAAGTTCCTCGATCCACGCGGTGTCGTGCTGCGGACCGCGCGCGGCATTCGGGTCGTCGGACGAGAAGATCGTGGCGGTCGCTCCACCCGGCCACGTCACGCGCCGCTTCGACGGCTCGAAGATCGGACGTCCGCGCGGGTCGCTCGTCGCAAGAATGCCAGCGGGACCGAGCACCATCACGTCGCGTGCGTCGCCAGCGTCGCGCGCGGCGAGCGCGATGTATCTTGCCGCGCCGGAACGCACGCGCTCGTGGATCCACTCTGCTCCCGTCCTCGTCTTGCCGAACCCGCGCCCCGCCATGACGAGCCAGAAGCGCCACGCGCCCGGCGGCGGTCGTTGCTCTGGTCGCGCCCAGAACGGCCACGCCTGACGGATGCGCGCACACGTCGACGGACCGAGACGACGGAGAAGCGCGCGACGATCGGCGCTGTCGAGGGAGAGCAGGCGCTCGCGCAGCGCGGCGAGGTCGCGCGGGCTCATCGCTTGCCTCGTCGATCGGCCATCGCGTCGAGCGCGGCGGCGAGTGCTTCCGTTGCATCGTCGAGCGTCGAGTCGACGTCGTTTCCACCATCGAACGGGTGCCGCCCCGCCTCGATGTTCTCCTTCGCCCATCGTGAGCGGTGACGACGTTCGAGGCGATGCGCCGCCGCCTTCCAGTCCTTCTCCGCTGCCCTGCCGATGATCATGACGTCGCGCGCTTCACTCTCCGCCGACGCCTTCTCGATCTCGTGGGAGAAAGACACAAGATCGACCTCGTGTCCGCGCGGAGTGTACCCTGAAGCCACGACGAGCCGACGGAGTTCCGCTCCCTCTTTCAACCATGCAAAGACAGTCGTGCGATCGATGCCCGCCGCCTGCGCCGCCGTCTCGGGAAAGTTCCCGGCGCGGACGAGGTCGATGATGCGTCGGTGCAACGAAGGATCGAGGACGAACGAGCGTGGTCTGCCCGGCTTGCCTCGCGGCGGCTTCGCCTTCGCTGTCTTCTTCTTCGTCGTCGTCTTCGACTTTGGCATGGTAGCTATCAGACCTTCAGGAGGCAGAGATGGCAACGAAGAAGGGTAGCACCGACAACGCGGCGACCATGGCGGCAAAGATCAATCCAGCGCTCGATGCGCTTGCTCGTCCTATCGCAACGCTCAAGCTCGACGAGAGGAATGCGCGGAAGCATGAGCGGCGCAGCCTCGACACGATCAAGACATCGCTCTCGACGTACGGGCAGCAGAAACCCATCGTCGCTCTGACGAGCGGCGTCGTCATCGCCGGCAACGGCACGCTCGAAGCGGCACGCGAACTCGGATGGGACCGCCTCGCCGTCGTCACGTTCGACAACGAGGACGAAGCGCGTGCGCGCGCGTTCGCCATCATGGACAATCGCAGCGCAGAACTGTCGTCGTGGAATCAAGATCAACTGATCGAAAGTCTGCAATCGTTCGACGAGTCTTTGCTGAAGTCGGTCGGGTTCACCGATGAAGCATTGAAGACGATGATCGAAAAGACGCATGTCGAGTTTGATACCACTTCAAAGCTGAACTCGGCCATGTTCAGAGTCATCGTCGAGAATCTCGACGAACGACAACAGTTGTTGTTGATCAATAATCTTGAATCGCAAGGTTTCAATTGCAAAGCGATGATGATGTGAGGTGAAAGATGAAGATCGAAGTCAATGTCTCTGTCAAGACATCACAAAGTGGACGAGTTCGACAACTCGAAGGCATGTTCGATTGTCCAACGCCGTCGACGCAGACGAAGTCATGGTCGTTTGAGGCACCGATCAACGAAAGACCTTGGAACGTAGGACTGATCGTCGGTCCATCTGGAGCAGGAAAGTCGACGATCGCTCGCCAGCTCTTTGGCGATGCGGTTGATCGTCCTCTTACTTGGCACAAAGATGCTGTGATCGACGACTTCGATGAATCGATCTCGATGCTCGACATCTCGGACGCATGTCGAGCTGTTGGCTTCAACACGATCCCGGCGTGGATGCGTCCTTTTCATGTTCTGTCGACGGGAGAAAAGTTTCGCGTTGAACTGGCAAGACGCATCATTGAACACGCCGATCCTGTTGTCGTCGACGAGTTCACTTCTGTCGTTGATCGACAAGTGGCGAAGATCGCATCGAACGCCGTCGCAAAGTTCACGAGGAAGAGAGACAGAAAGTTCGTCGCCGTCAGTTGTCATTCTGACATCATTGACTGGCTACAACCAGACTGGATCATCGAGCCACATCTGGAGAAGTTTTCGTGGAGGTTACTTCAACGACGACCAACGCTCGACGTCACAATCAAAAGAGTCCATCACTCCGAATGGAAAAGGTTTGCTCCATTTCATTATCTGACCGCGGATCTAAGCGTGTCGGCTAGATGTTTTATTGGATACATAGATAACGAACCAGCGGTATTCTGCGGAGTTCTTTATCGTCCACATCCAAAAGTGGAAAACATCTATGGTCTGTCTCGTCTCGTGACGCTCCCAGACTTTCAGGGCATCGGCGCTGCGCCAGCAGTCACTGATGTCTTGGCAGCCTGTTACAAGACGTTGGGCGGTAGATTCAGAACTTATCCTGCTCATCCAGCTTTGATACAGAGCTTCGACAAGTCAAAGAACTGGAGTCTTGAACGCAAGCCCGGGCAGTTCGCAAAGTTTGGAGAATCGTCACGGATAGCTTCGATGAAGGCGAAAGAGGGCAGACCGTGCGCCGTCTTTGAGTACAGAGGCAAAGCCCATGAATCATTAGATGAAGCGCTCGATCTCGTTGGCGCTTTGTAACTAAAGAAAGAAGTCAAGCAAAAGAGCCGTCATCGGTGCGTGCGATCACTGCGCGCATCGTCGAACGAACCGAAGCGGGAAGCGCATGTTCCGCGCAAACGTCGCCTCGCAGACCTGAACGCATCAGGATGCGAGGCGATGTCTTTTGTGAATCGTCGCATTGACGCGACATGGTTCGTTGAACTGCTCGAATCCTAGGCGTTCCTCGTCGAGGGAATCGACACGGAACGGCGTTCGCGTTGCAAACAATCGACCCGCACGCTGATCCGCACGCTGATCCGCATCGTGAGACACGGCAGGCCTCATCAGAAAGAGGCCTAACACGTTTCGCACACGTTCGCTTGACATCCGTTCGACGTTCGTGCGATGATGTTTGTGTTCGCTCGTTCATTGAAAACCGAAGAGGAAGCGAAAGCGACGCCGACAAGGGGCTGCGAACGCGCCAGTGAGCATCCTGCCGAGAACCGCAAGGACGACGCGAATCGAACGAGGACGATTCGTCGAAGCGGAAGGCAGGGAGACAGCTGGCAGACGAGCAGCGACGTAGCGGGCCGACACGCAGCGCTTCCATCTCTCGCACATAGGAAAGCCAGAAAACATGAAGCCGCGCCCGATGCGCGACGACGACAAAGCAATGACGACGCGGACACGGTCCGGGGTTCGTTCAACGCGACGACGTCGACGCAGCATCGGGCGCAGCGACGACGACGTGAGTTTGCTCGCGTCGCGGTCGCTGCGCATACCGCGACAGCACAACGGAGAGAACATGCAAAAAATCACCATTTACAACACCTATCACTACGACTGGAAGTTCGTGTTTGCCGCCGCTCGCATTGGATTCCCGATCCGCGCAGTCGAGGTGAACGCGCTCTGGTGAGTTCGCAATCGAAGGGTGTCCGATCAGGCACCTGCATCGACGGCGCATGTCGCGCCGCGACGTCACCCGCTGCACGGATGCGGGTCTAGTCCCACGAACGGGAAACAGGGAGAAAGCATGACGACCAAGACCACGAAGATCGCCGACCGCTACGCCGCTCTCGCCGCGATCGCCCAGACGCTCGACGGCGTCGCGTTCACGCCGTCGAAGAAGCCGACGACGAAGGACTGCGATGACTTGTCCGCGATGATCGACGCGCACCGCGCGGCGCTCGCCGCCGTCGAGGACGTCGAGAACGAAGCGCCCCTTGCGACGCCGGTCGGCGCGCTCGTCGAGGCGTTGGAGACGCTCGACGCGCTCGACGGTGGCACGTCGGCGGCGGTGTTTCGGAAGGACAACGTCGACGAGCGCGCCGCCGCGATCGAGGCGAAGCGCGCCGACGCCCGCCGCCGGTTCGAGACGGCAACGAAGGCGACGACGGCGCATGGGTATGCGCTGATCGCCGCCGCGACCGCTGACGGCGACCGCATGGAGAATCTTCGCGCGAAGCTCGTCGAGATGCCCGAGGCGGTGCGTGCTGGCGCGTGCCGTCTCGCCGCCGAGAAACTCGTGCAGCCCGGCTCGTCGATGCAAAGCGACCTGCGCGCCCTGTTCAACGAGCAACCCGTTGCGGAACGAGTGAAGACAGGACGCGGAGCAAAGACCATTGACGAAGTCAAGGTCGGACGCATCGGAGCCGGTGCCCAGATCGTGATTCGCTCGGTCGATCTGAAGTCGAAGATCGGAACGATGTTCAAGATCGAGCGCTCGATCTCGAACGGGAAGATCGTGATCACTCTCGTCGAACAATGAACCGAAAGCGGGCCTCGCCCGCTCGACGCGCACGGCACGCCCACGACGGGCGGCGCGTCCTGATGATGGATGCCGCACAGGGAGAAAGCGATGAACGACACGATCCGATCCACCGAACCACTCTCCGTCAACCGCGTCGGGAGCGTCGTCTGCTGGCGCGCGCACTCCGTCGCAGTGTCGGCGGGCGAACTCCGCGCGGCGCTCCGCGAAACGCGGCGCACGATGTCGTGCGCACGCTGCGGCGCGGTCGACGGTCAGCCCTGCGACTCGACGATCGCGACGACCGACGCCGACGGCTTCCACGAGGAGCGCGCCGGGGTCCTGTTCGATCGCGTGCGGAACCCCGTCGAGCACGGCGCGGCGATGACGCGCGCCATCGCTCGGCAGCGCAAGAGCGAGAACGGCCTCTCGTGGCGGCGCGGGATGCCTGACCCGAAGGCACCGAAGATCCAGCCCATCGCGCTCGTCTCCGACGCCAGCGTGACGACGACGACGGCGACCGGCGACGCGGTTGCCGTCGCTCGCTGGACGCTCGTTCACGACGAAACGACCGGCACGGTCGTCGTGCCTAACGACCTCGACGACGAGGAGCAGGAAGCGGTCGGGCAGTTGCTCGCCCGGTACGACGTCGAGCGCACGATGCTCACGGCGACGGACGTCACCGGCATCCTCGTCGGCATCTGCAACGACCTCGGCGGCTTCAGCCTGAACGGCGGCGGGACGTACTTCGTCCCGCGCGAAGGCGACGAAGTCGTCGAGGCGTGCCGCGTCTCGAAGGCATTCGAGGCTGCGGGCTACCGGCTCACGGTGGCCGACCTCGCCGCCGGTCGCGCCGACAACGTGCGCGACGCCGCCGAGGACTCGCTGCTTGCCGCCGCCCGCGAGATCGAGGCGGAGGCGCGCAGGGCGCGCGACAAGATGGACTCCTTCCTGCTCGGCGAGGCGAAGGGCAAGCCGCGCAGCGGTGCGGTGACGGAGCGGCTCGCCGAGATCGAGGCGCTTCGTCGTCGGGGTCGCGCCCTCGCTCGCGTCCTTGGCGCGCAGATCGCCGGGATGGAGGCCGCGCTCGACGACGCGAAGGCGTCGAGTGACAAGGTGCTCGACGACCTGAGCCTCGTCGGCTGAACGACGACGCGTGGCCCCGGCGATACGGGGCGCTCGTGGGGTGCTTCGGAGGGCACGACGGCGGCGCGGGATTCCCTGCGCGTCGTCGTCGTGTCGGCAGGTTCGACGCCTGCCCGCCCCGCTTCTCGTCGCCGTCGCCTCGACGTCGACGCACAACGAACAAAGGAACCGCACCATGACGACGAAGAAGATCGCCCTCGCTCCCGCGCCGGCCTCGACGCCGCGCGCCGCTGTCAACGCGACGGAGGCCGCGCTGCGCGCCGCCGTCTTCGAGCGCGACGAGATCGCGCGCCTCGCCATCGCCTGCTCCATCGCCGGACAGCACGTCCTCCTGCTCGGCGAACCGGGCACCGGCAAGTCCTACTTCGCCGAGGCGCTCGCGTCGGCCATTGACGCGCGCTCGTTCTTGTACCTGATGACGCGCACGACGACGCCGGAGGAGATCGTCGGCGCGCCCGACATGAAAAGGTGGGCGGACACCGGCGAGCGCGTGCTGCGCACGGCGCACAAGCTCGCCGCCGCCGACGTCGGCTTCCTCGACGAGATCTGGAAGAGCAACGGCGTCGTGCTGAACGCGCTCCTGCGCTTGCTGAACGAGCGCACCTACGTTGACGACCTCGGCGAGCACCGCTCGCCGCTCCGCTTCGTGATCAGCGCGAGCAACGAGACGCCGGAGCCGGGCGAGGTCGACGCGGTCTACGACCGCTTCCTCCTTCGGTACTTTGTCGAGCCGGTGCAGGACCCGGCGCTGCGACGTGCGATGGCGCGCCGACAGCTTCCGCCGCGCCCGGTGCAGACGATGACGCTCGCCGACCTCGACAACGCGAAGGCGGAGGCGAGCGCGCTCCCGGTCGACGACGCCGCGCTCGACGCACTCGACGCCGTCCTCCGTGACTTGCGCGCGAAGGGCATCATCGTCTCGGACCGGCGCTTCGTTGCGACGGTGTCGTTGATGCAGACGCTCGCGTGGATGGACGGACGCGCGAGCGTGTCGGCGTCGTACGTCGAGACGGCGCGGCACACGACGTGGTCAAAGGTCGAGCAACGCGCAACGGTCGACGCCGTCGTCGAGACTCACCTGCCGAAGATCGACAGCGATCTGACGAAGCTGGCGAAGGTCGTCGCCGAACAGGACGCCGCGATCCGCGCGGCGATGAGCGGCAACGCGCCGCGAGCGAAGAAACAGGAAGTGCTCGGCGGCGTCGCCGACGAACTCGACGACGTGATCGCCGACCTCGACAAGCTCGCCGAGGAGCACCCCGGCGCGGCATCGGCGATCGACGTCGTGCGGGCGCGAGCGAAGGAGACGATGGCGGCGGCGAACGCGGCGGTGATCGCCGCCTTCAAGGGAGGAAAGTGATGCGGGACCTCACGTTCAAGATCAGCGCGACGGCGTCGCGCGCGTTCGTTCGCTCCGGTGACGTCGTCGACGAGTCGGCGGCGCGCTTCTCGTCGAAGGTCGGCGAGTGGCCGTCGTTCGTACGCGAGACGTTCGGCAGGTTGTACCGTCCGCAGGACGCGGACCGCTCGTTGACGTCGCCAGAGGCGTGGGCGTCGCGGGCGACGGAACATCTGACGACGTCGCCGGAGTGGCGCGAGGCGGCGCTTGCCTCTCGTTCTCACCGGCTCGTCGCGGCAGAGACGGCGGCACGCCTCGCCGATGGGATCGGTCGTGTTCTCGGCCTCGACGCGCTGCCCGACAGCGACGCGGCGGCGGACCCGGCGACGGCGGAGCGTGCGGCACGACGCGCGCTCGACGGGCAAGCCGAGGCGCAGGAACGGTATCGGCAGGCCAACGACGACGCTGACAGCGTCGCCGCCGTCGAGGCGGCGGAAGACGTCGCCGGGTTCGGCGCGGCGGCGCGGTCGGCGCAGGCGCTCGCAGCTCGTGGGCGTGCGCGTCGTGCCGTCATGGAGGCGACGATGCGGGAGCGCGCGAGCGACCTCGCGCAAGTCGTCGCGCAGGCGTCGAAGGAGGCGCAGGCGACGGCGGCGGCAATCGGCCTGCTCGCCGGTGCAGGCGTCGGCGGCGACGGCGAGGAGGGCGAGATCGACGAGGCGCTCGTGAGGCTCGCTCGTGAGAGCGCCGACGTGCGCGCGATCCTCGCCGAGGTCGGACGCGAGCGACAGGCGCAGGCGAAGCGCGCCGGGTCGACGACAGGCGGGCGGCTCGACGTCGTCGGCGTCGACGGTGGGCGCGACGTGTTCGGCCTCGCGTCGGTCGAGATGATGCGCTTATCGGCGGGCGGGCTGTCCCGCCTCGACGTCCTCGCCCGCGCGGAGCAAGGCGCGGCGCTCGTCGTCCAGCGTCGCGGTGAAAGCCCGGCGATGGGCGGCGACTTCGTCCTGCTCGTCGACCGCTCCGGCTCGATGGCCGGCGAGCGACAGCGGGCGGCGCGCGCGTTCTCGATGGGCGCGATCCTTCGCGCCCTGTCGGAGCGACGGCGCGTGATCGTCGTCGCCTTCGACGACGGACCGGCGGCGCGTGCCATCGTCGAGCGCGATGGGCGCGGACTCGCCGACGCCGCGAAGGCGCTCCTGCTCCCGGCGCGCGGCGGCACCGACGCGGTCGGCGCGATGCGTGAGGCGTGCGCGGCGCTCTCGTCGAACGAGCGCGCGAAGGTCGACACGCTCATCGTGACGGACGGCTAC